TGAAAATGTTCTTTATACTGAAACAGCAGGTCGATTAGGAAAACGAATCTCTGCTGGATTTGGTTCTAATGTAGATAGAGGAATTAGAACTACTATAACAGTAAAAAATGTAGGTTGTTCAATTCTTAAATTATTAATTGAACAAGATAAATTAATAATCAATGATTTTAATACTATTGCCGAATTATCTACTTTTTCTAGAAAAGGTAAATCATATGAAGCAGAAAGTGGTAATAATGATGATTTAGTAATGGGATTAGTATTATTTGCATGGTTATCTGATCAGAAATATTTTCGTGAATTGACTGATATTAATACTTTGAAAATGTTACGTGAAAGATCGGAAGAACAGATAGTAGAAGAATTATTACCATTTGGTTTCTTTCATGATGGAGTTGATGAAGCAATTGCAAAAGAAAACTCCATAGTAGATTATTATTCTATTAATGAATTCTTACAACCAGATTAAGCCCAAGGATTTTCCAATTTAGCTATTTTTTTAGCCGATTTCATTTTTTCCTTTGTTGCTTCACTATGTTTTTTACCTTTATGGGCTATAGACATACGACGTCTTGTCTCGGCAGATTTTGGTTTGCCGAGTTTTGCTTGTCTCATTTTCTCTTTTGTTTCAGTAGACAGTTTCCATTTAGCCATATAAGTATTTATTAATTGATTGAAAAATACATAAAAACTAAATAGAAATAGAAATATCTTTAAATAAAAGGAGAAAAAAGCGATGCCTTTTCAAATTTCAGCAGGGGTAAACGTAAGTGAAATTGATCTTACTACAGTGGTACCTGCAATTCAAACAACTGGCGCGGGATTGGCAGGGCATTTTCGTTGGGGTCCTGTAAATCAACGTGTATTACTTTCAAATGAAACAGATTTAGTATCTGATTTTAATAAGCCAAATGCAAATACTGCGGATGATTTTTTCACTGCTGCTAATTTCCTTGCATATTCAAATGCTTTACAAACTGTTCGTGTAGTAAAAATTGGAACTACTACTTCTGATGTCACTGCTGCTCGTAATGCTATTTCTAATAGTGCAAATACTCTTAATACAGTAATTAAAAATGATGATGATTATTTAGACAACTATTCTTCAGGTATTAGTGGTGTCGGTTCTTGGGTTGCAAAATATCCAGGAGAATTAGGCAATTCATTAAAAGTATCTGTTTGCCCATCCGCGCAAGCATGGTCAAATACACTATCAGGTAATATTGCTGTAACTACACAAACAACTAGTGTAACTGGAAATGGAACTTTCTTCTCTACACAATTAGTTGCAGGAGATATTTTAGAACTTGGACCTGATCGTCAGAAAGTTAGAATTTCTAGCATCACAAGTAACACTGCTTTAGTATTGGATTCAAAATATACTGGAAATACTATTACTATTAATAGTACACATTCTCCAAGTGTAACTCGTCTTTGGGAATATTACAATTTCTTTGACGTTGCTCCTGGAACTTCTACTTATGCTAATACTCAAGGTGGTACTACAGATGAACTTCATATCGTAGTTGTAGACGAAGATGGTCAATGGACTGGTGTGAAAAATCAAGTAATTGAACGATATGCCGCAGTTTCAATGGCTTCTGATGCTAAAACAGAAGACGGTTCTACTAATTATTATAAAGATGTCATTAATAATCGTTCAAAATATATTTGGTGGGCTGCTCATACCGCTGGCAATACTAATGCTGGTGCAAAAGCATTGAATAAAACATTCTCTGGAGGCACACTTCCACAAACTGTTTCATTAATTTATGGGCGTGATGGTAATACTCCAAGCAATGCTGATTATATTAATGGATATAATTTATTCAAAAATGGAGATGATGTTGATATTGCTTTCATTTTAGGAAGTTCTGCTAATACTACACGTGCAATTCATTTAATTAATGAAATTGCTGAATATCGTAAAGATTGTTTGGCTGTTCTTTCTGTAGAGAAAGCAGATGTTGTTGATAATGCACGTTATTCCGGTGCAGAAGCAGATGATTGTGTTTCTTTCCGTAATACCTTACCTTCATCTTCATATTTCACCATTGATAGTATGTGGAAATATCAATATGATAAGTATAATGACATTTATCGTTGGGTACCAGGTAATGGTGATATTGCAGGAACTATGGTTAGAACAGATAATGTTCGTGATCCATGGTATTCTCCAGCAGGATTCAATCGTGGTCAAATCAAAAATATCATTAAATTAGCTTTCAATCCAAATAAAGCGGAACGTGATGTTCTTTATAAAAATGGTATTAATCCTGTAGCTTCCTTTACTGGTCAAGGAACTGTATTATTCGGTGATAAAACTGGATTATCAAAACCAAGTGCATTTGATAGAATCAATGTCCGTCGTCTATTCATTACACTTGAAAAAGCAATTGCAATTGCCGCTAAATTTACTCTATTCGAATTCAATGATGAATTCACACGAGCAAATTTTGTGAACTTAGTTGAACCATTCTTACGCGATGTCCAAGGTCGTAGAGGTATTTACGATTTCCGTGTAGTATGTGATGAAACTAATAATACTCCAGAGGTAATTGATAGAAATGAATTTATTGGAAGCATTTTCATTAAACCAGCACGTTCAATCAACTATATCCAATTGAATTTCGTAGCAGTACGAACTGGAGTTGAATTCTCCGAAGTTGTCGGGCAAGTTTAATAAATAAAAGTAAAAAAGGAGTATAGTAAAAATGCCTTTCAATATTACAGAGTTTCAAAGTGCGTTATTTGGAGGCGGGGCGCGCCCAAGTCTTTTCCAAGTAACAATTCAGAATCCAGTTTCACCTATTTCAAATCTTAAAACTCCATTCATGGTACAATCCGCTCAAATTCCGGAAAGTACACTTAACGTAATCCCAGTTAATTATTTTGGGCGTCAAGTAAAAATGGCAGGAAATAGAACTTTTGCGGATTGGACAGTTTCCATCATCAATGATGAAGATTTCTTAATTCGTGATGGAATGGAAAGATGGTCAAATGCTATCAATGGTTTAAGAAGCAATTTGCGCTCCTTCAATCTTGCAACGACCGCCCAATATAAAACAAATGCTACCGTTACTCAATTCTCTAAAACAGGATTACCATTGAGAACTTATAATTTCATTGGTCTATTTCCAGCAAGTGTTAGCCCAATTCAGTTAGATTGGGGTCAAGATGATGTAGAACGATTTGATGTAACATTCTCATACGATTATTGGGAAGCAGGAGAAGGTATTGTTGGTCAAGTAACGAACGCTTTGTTCAGCTAATAATAAATCAACATTTTATTCAATACAGCGGCATTATGCCGCTGTATTTTTTTATATAAATATATACAGTTAACTCATAATTAGAGGTAAAAATACTTATGGAAATTTTTGGTTTTGAAATAAAAAAATCATCAAAAGAAATATCTGATGAAAAAAATGTAAAGTCATTTGTTGCACCATTAATTGATGATGGTGCAATGGAAGTTGCTGCCGGTGGCGCATACGGTACTTTTATTGATCTAGAAAATACTGCAAAAACGGAAGGTGATTTAGTAACTCGATATCGTGAAATGTCGATGCAACCAGAATGTGATAAAGCTATTGATGACATTATTAATGATGCTATAGTCACCGAAGATGAAAAAATTGAAATTATTCTAGATGATCTTGACCAACCTAAAAATGTTAAAGATAAAATCACAGAAGAATTTGACAATATTTTAAAATTACTTGATTTTGATAATCAAGGATATAATTTATTCAGACAATGGTATGTTGATGGAAGATTATATCACCATATTCTTATTGATGAACAAAAACCACGAATGGGAATTAAAGAACTCCGCAAAATTGATCCTCGAAAAATCAAAAAAGTTCGTGAAAAAAGAACCGAAATTGATCCAAGAACTAAAATCAAAATTGAAAAAGGATTCAATGAATTCTATATGTATTTTCCAAAAGGAATTACTAAAAACCTAGGATATAATAATATTAATGATAATCAAAAAGCTATCAAAATTGCTTCTGATTCTATTTGTTATACTACTAGTGGATTAATTGATCCTTTTAATAAATTAGTTATCGGTTATTTACATAAAGCAATTAAACCTCTCAATCAACTACGAATGTTGGAAGATGCAACAGTTATTTATCGTTTAGCACGTGCACCAGAACGTCGTATTTTCTATATTGATGTCGGTAATTTACCTAAAATGAAAGCCGAACAATATTTGAATGATATGATGGTCAAAAACAAAAATAAATTAGTATATGATGCAAGTACAGGCGAAGTTCGTGATGATAGAAAATTTATGACTATGTTAGAAGACTTTTGGCTACCAAGACGAGAAGGCGGTAAAGGAACCGAAATTACTACTTTACCAGGCGGTCAAAACTTAGGAGAAATGGAAGACGTTGTTTATTTCCGTAAAAAACTATATGAATCTTTAAATGTTCCTATCACTCGATTAGAATCAGAAGGTCAATTCAATTTAGGTAGATCTTCAGAAATTACTCGTGATGAAGTCAAATTTAGTAAATTTATTAGTCGTATACGTAAACAATTTTCTAAAATTTTTGATGATCTTTTAGAAATTCAATTAGTTCTTAAAGGAGTTGTTAATAGACAACAATGGAAAAACTTCAAAGAAGTAATAAAATATCAATTTCCTAAAGATAATCATTTTGGAGAATTAAAAGAAATTGAAATACTTCGTGAACGTATTTCTCTTGCTAATGATATTGATCCATTTGTCGGTCGTTATTTCAGTGCTACATATGTTCGTAAGAATATCTTCCGTATGACTGATGAAGATATTGAAAAAATGGATAAAGAAATTGAAGAAGAACGTAAAGATAGCCCAGAATTACATGGATCCAATAATCCAGACGCACCAGAAAGTATGACTGGGCAAGCTATGGATATGGAACGTGAAACACAACCTGGTGTCGCCAAAACTCCTGAAGATCGAGAAAAAGAGAAAACTAATGAAGAAGTTCTCCAAGACATTAGACACACATTAAATGAAGTAGAAAAAGATGGCTAA